CTCGTTTTTTACCAATATTATATTTGGCCTGTAAATTCCACTGTGATTTCTCGTCGTAGTTGAGAATCTTGATCTGACTCAGTGGAGCCTGGTCAGTATATTTATCCGGGTTGATCACAGAAATCAGACCCCAATCTGCCAAAAGTTTGGCTATACTATTGCGTCGCTGGATGTCGTTGCGGCTTAGATCCACCTGCTTGCCATCCAAGGCAAACAACTCTTTGAAATGCACAATGAAATAATGCCCCTGTTTGTGCAGTATGTGACAGCTTTGAAATAGGGTGTTGTCACGACGACTAGCCACGCCGATACGTGTCAGTGTTTCTCTGACTTTGAGAAAGTCGTCGGGATTGGCCAGTTTGATTTCCAGTGGTTGGTATTCAAACGGCAGGTCTAGCTTGAAAAAATCAGTCATAATTTACCGCCTCGATTCATCTTCTTTTTAATTATTTCCAGCTGAGTGTCGCTGATCAGAGGCAGTACCTGGCGAGCTTTGTCTATGCTATAACCATAGTATTGCTGGATGATCTCCAACGCATCAACCGTCTCGGGTTTCAACCACTTATTGTAGCGCTTGCGTGGTCTAACGGTATTTATAAGAAAATCGAATTGTAGGCGGCGATCCAGATGCGGACGACTGTTCATTTCGTTGGCATAGATCACAGTATCAGCACCATAGCTCAGACTCTTGTTGACGATGAAGGCATTGTACTGCTTCTCGCTCCAGTCATCGACGATGAGATTTTCCTTGCTATGATTGATGGCCGTGGCAAAGTCAAAGGGACTGATCTGCGGCTTCTTATAGACCTCCTCGACCTTTTCAACTACTTCATAACCCAGGGCATTTTTCATTTTAATCTATCAACCAAATATTCACAAAATCTGGCGAACAGCAATGCGCCATACATTAAACTGGCGATCACTGCACCCAGCCCTAACCAATAACCAACAATCTGCAGGGCAATCATGTCAACATTCTAAGCAGGCCAACGCTATCTATGGTTACCAGCAGTATGTAGTTAGCAAGCATGCCAAACGATTGCCTAGTATAAGCAGCCCAAGCATACATAGCGCAGCCACAGATCCAGATAGGGTATAGAACAAGTAACGGCGGAGTTGGTACAGTGAGAGCCATCGTAATACTGCATCCAATGCTAATAGCCCAAGCGAGCAGCTCAATGCAAAACCTAAAAGGATAAGAAGCAAAGTCATCACGAATCCATTCAAAGGTTGGGCGAAATATATCTATCATGGGTATCCATTTTCTATCTGCCATTCATAGTGTTCTCGCAGGTCGGCATAGGCTTTCATGACTTCCTGGGGCATGACATTGTATTGATTGATGCGTTGCAGATTTGCTTCGATGCTGCGCGCCAGTGCACGACTCAGCTGAAGTTCACGCATGGTGCCAATGCTGTGAGTTTCAAAGTCTGACATCATACACCTCCAAAGTCCTTCATGACAAAGGTCAGCGCCTCGATCATCTTTTCGTTGTGTACCACATCTTCGGCGTGCATCCAGGCTCCCTCTTCTCTATGACGACGAAGTTGGTCCTGCAGGCTTTGCCGATAATCAGCCAGGCTGGCCAGACAGATACGGTCAGCGGTATCGTAGTCGATCATTACTCCACCAATCATGATTTGAACTCCACAGCGGCCATGATTTCAGTAAGACAAGCCACCAGGTTAATCTCGGCATCGGCCACAAATGCTGCCTTGTACTGGTAGTCTGCCAACAACAACACCAACTGCGGAACCTGCTTGACCTGGTCGGTAAGCTGGTCATACAACAGTCGGAATATGGTCTGTGGATCACTGTCAATGTTGTTGACTACCCACTGACGCATTTTCTTGAAGTCTTTTTCCTTGAGTGCCTCGATCAATGTCTTGATGTTGACGTCGCTGAGATTAACCAACACACCTTCATCGATGACACCACTGACACTGTAGCGCTGCAGCTCATTCAAGATGCGACGATAGTCAGGAAAGTGCCGTTCAATGAGCTTGGCCACACTCTTGCCGTCGGCCTGCACGCCCTCGTTGCTGAGAATATCCAGCACACGACGGAAGAAGCCAGCGGCAATCTTGGGACGATCTGCTGCGGCAATTTTAAACTCCACCACAGTAGTTCTGCTATGCAGGGGAGCAATGATGCGATTTTTAAAGTTACAGGTAAGAATGAAACGACAATTCTTGCTGAACTCTTCCATGAAGTTACGCAGCGCCGGCTGAGTTGAATTGGGATTCAGATAGTCAGCCTCGTCCAGGATCACCACCTTGGGTTTGCCTTCAAAGCTAACCGTGCTGGCAAATCCAAAGATTTCATTTCTCAGAGTGTCGATGTTGCCATTCATACTACCATTGATGACAATGTAGTCTGATCCCAGCTCTTCGCACAGAGCTCGGGCCACAGTAGTCTTGCCCATGCCAGCACCACCACACAACAACATGTTGGGGATTTCACCTTTGGCAACAAACTGTTCAAAAGTCTGTCGCTGATCTGCGGGCAGGATACAGTCCGCCAGCTGGCGCGGACGATACTTCTCTACCCACAGAAACTGATCATCACGAAATTGCATTACTGCTCCTTAGTTTTGTGCGTGGTACTCATGAATGTCATAGTCATCATTGAAGACAAGATTGGTTTCAGGCATCTCATCTACATCAATGCAGTATCCAGCTGCTCGCAAAAAACGACGCAGGTGTTCCACCATCTCGGCATTCTGACATTTCTCTGAGCTGATGTCAATGTCAATTTCGGTGTTGCCATCGTTGTCAGACTTGCTGTAACAAAGTCGAATTCGTTCTGTCATGATCTACTCCTTAAACAACGCTATCGGGTTCCATGGCAAGCCAGTATTCCAAGGGCTTGGTATCGTGCTTGAAGTGAAAGAACTTCTTTTTACTTACAGTGACAGCATAGGCTTCGGGAACAACCTTGAAGTTCTCCACAGCCAGGCGACAATTAAACTCGCCGTCGAAGTCGCCGATGATGCGCTTGTAGCTGTTGCTGCTGGCCGTCTTGGGATCGCCTACACTGAGCGTTACCTTGCCAGCCTTGGCAACCACGCTGATGAACTTGGCGCCTACAATGGCCGCGGCCTTGTTGAGCATCAGCACATCTGTGTTGCTCATCTTGAATTGGAAATGACTGTCAACAGCAATGCTCTTGCCTGCTTCTGGCGCGATGATCACGCTCTCATCAGCATAGAAGTATTCAAACTCTCCGCCGTCTTTGCCAATTTTTAAACTCTTGTCGCCAAAATCAATGTCCTGGTCTTCCATGAGGGTAAGCAAACTCAGCAGGCTGTTGAGATCATAGATGCAGAAGTCCTGAGGAAAGGTCTCGGTTACTGTGGCCTTGGCAAAGATATTCTTCTGCGGACCAATGGTAGTCAATTCCTGACCTGGACGAATGCGAATATTGTTGTTGATGGTGGCAAAATTCTGCAACACCTTGATGGTATCATTACTAATTTTCATTTACATGAACTCCTTGTTTAAATTTACATTATATGTGCCTTCCTGGAAGGTGTCAATAACCCTGTCCATGTTATCACACAGATCCTGTATGGTGCCATCGTTGCCAATGACCCCGTCCAACTTCGAACCCATCCACATCCATTCGCTGGCATGCGGTAGATGTGGTGGAGGACTGTCAACAGGAAAATCCAGATAGTCCAGAGCTTCCGGCACCCATGCTGGATCGGCACCGCGCTGAATTCTGAACACTCTGCCACCACTGCGCTGTATTACTTCGATCTCGTTGGGAAAACGACAGTCAGTGATGACAATGTTGTCAGTGGTGCGACGTATGCGATTCTCCAGGCTGGCCACCCAGATGTCGTTGTGATAGGCTTCACGTCCTACCTCGGTACCCCAGAGCTGCAGAGTATGACGCGGCGTGACCATGCGATTCAGACGCTCACTCCACCAGGCATCAGCACACTCTCGCCAGGCTCGACTTTCTTTGGTACGGCCCTCCAGCATGTCACGATCCCAGCCAAAGATAGTTGCCACAGCGTCTTTCAACGGTGCGGCAAAACTATCTCGGCGCCAGCCATGACTGTTTACCAGATAGTCGGCAGCGGTGTCTTTGCCGCTGCCGATCAGGCCTACTAGACCTATGATCATTAGAATGGAACCTCCTCATCAGGGTTTACAGGTGATACTTCGACTGGAGCTGGTACAGGGTCAGGATTGACTGCTGGTGCATCCACCTTGGTGTACAGGTCCTTGAAGGCACTCTTGGTTTCTTCGTCAAAGCGATTGGTGCAGAGCTCAATGGCCTTGACACGGTCACGGAACATGCTGAACGCTTTTACGATGAGCATCACACTAAACGATAACCTACCGTAGGTCGTGTCGATTCTAGTGTGGTATAGTTTGAATTGCATTTATAGGAATGCAATGCATTTACTCACTTATTAAAAACATTGACTTCTAAACTTGTAAGATCAAGCTGATCTGTTCACGGCTATTTCTGTGCTCAATTCGGAAAGTGCAGGAACTTTCGGTTTGCTCTCGCAGGCACGGACGGCAATGGTCTTCCGACCTGAACAGCTAGAAAATCATCAGGGTCTGGAACGCATCACGTTGTAAATGAGAAGCCCGCAGCTCGAAAGGGCTGTGGGTTTTTCTTATTTTTTGCTTGCTAAAGTCATTCCAAACGGATCTTTTTCCCTAACTTGTATCTTCAAATTGTAGATGTATGAGTAGTGAAGAGAGAGAAGTTCCATTTGTGTTTGAAATGCCCCTGGACAGGCTATTGTCCGATGAAGAGATCCTGCCGCTAACACTCAATGGGATTCGGGTAAGATCGATCAAATGTCCACTGTGTGGAAATGAAGGTTGGGTGACCGACTATCGAGAGTATTGTACACTTGGTTGTTATGCAAAGGCAAAGAAAATGGATCCGCGATCGCTGGATTTGGTGCGCCAGGCTGTTCTACTCGATGGCGCTGCACTGACCGGTGATGAGGTGGAATATGGAGGAAAGAAACTCAAGGTTCTCGCTACAGATTGCACAGAAGAAAGGATTCGCAGGAAATACGAGCTAAAATTCAATTATGTGCTTAAGTGCCAGGGAACCGTTTTTCATTTGAAGAATCTTGAAACGCCGCTGCGAAAAGTTACGGATGAACCATTGAATAGTCACAATGAATTGAGTAAAGATCAAGAATAATTATTGATATTTCCAAGAGTATCAATTTGTCGAATCAACTGCTACCTTATGAAGCAAATAGCCTACTTGATCATTTCCATAATTGTCAGCTTTCTTGTTGCATCTGCTCTGTTCAATGGATACGGAGGTGCAAATTCTCCATTGGTGCGTTTTGGAGATCTGTTGATTTCACCATTCTTTGGATTGATCCTTATAGACCCCCTCGTTTATTTCTGGAAGGTCCTGATTAAAAAACAACAGCAACCCGAAATCCTGTCCAAAGAAAGTCTGCTGGGAATGCTCGAAAATTATTTCATGTACTGGTTACTATTTGGAATAGC